CATCACACGATAGCTTATCAATAACCAAGAACTTAAACTTGGTGTAGTCTACATTGAATAGTCGGCAGTATAGATATACCTGCACATCGTAGGAGTATTTGTGTCTTGCGGAATACACAAAGTTGCGTAGGTCACTTGTAGTCTTGAGGTCAATGATAGTACCGTCTCTTTTTATGATGTCGGCTTTGCCTCTAAAGGGATACCCCTCTACATAGTCTACCGCAGGAATCTCAAACTGGGAGTCTCTTAATAGTTCTACGGCTTGGTGGTTCTTGAAGAGGGCTTCAGTCATACGCTCTGCAAGTTTACGCTCCTTTGTAGTGTATAGAAGATGTGAGGGGTTCACCTCTTTCGCATCTTTCCACTTCTTGGTATTCTTACTCGCTACATCAATAAAGACCATCTCGTCTATCTTGTGTGGCTCTAATACCATTGTGTGGATGAGTCTGCCATCTCGTAGAGCTTGGCTATTTACTTCCTCCCCATACTGCATTAGGTTGTAGTAGGTTCTTGGAGAGTCCAGAAGTTTCTTGAGGTTAGATGAACTGAATGCTACCTTACCGAGATAGCCATAGTAGAAGTCATCTTCAATAGCTTGTTGTACAAGCCAATCTTGACTGTGTTGCTCACCATTGAGCATTGTGATTTGTTTTGACATAGTGGTTTTATTTATCGGGTTAATCCCATTGCTTGAATAAAGCGTTGACCCTTATCATAGTCAATGCCTTTTATAAGTCGGTAGATAAAAGCGGATGCTCTCTTGATAGATTCCATCTCTGCCTTGCTTGTATCTAATCCTGTATTGGCATACATCTGTGCATCTATGTGCAAGAGTTGGTCAATGCATTCTTTGTCGCTTAACGCTTCCTCAAATATGATTTGAGCCTGTAGTATAGCTTTGCTATGTGTCATCATTTTTGATAGTCTATTTGTCGTGTGATTATTTCCTCTTCGTCATCGCATACGCAACTCTCCTTCTCACAATCGTGGCAACAGGAACAAGTCCAACTGTCATCACAATACTCATAGCAGATGTCACATTGTGCTGCTTGGTCTTCTTGGTACGAAGCTAACTCTCTATCTAAATAGTACATTATATTCTCTCTATTAGTTCGTAGATAAATAGAAAGAACGCTATGCCTATGGCAGAAGCGATGAACAGAGTGCCTCCGTACAGGAGGTCTTCTTTAAGGGTGTAGATTTTCTTTGACATAATAATTTTGGTTTCTGCTAATATACACAAATAAGTTAACAATTTACATAGGGATAGAAATTTCTTGAAAGATTATGTCTTGCACATCCTCTATCCTCAAGTAAGTAAACACATCCTGCTTACCGAATCTACCTATCCACTTGTACAAACCCTCTGAAGGTTTCACCCTATTCTTTCTTGTGACATTATCTTGGGTAAACTTCTCACATAGTTCTATAGCCTTTAACCTCAACTTGTCCTTCTCCATCACATAGAACCTATCTGGGAATTGGAATGCTATGTACTCTGCTTTGGAATCTTTAGCACACCATCCGTGATAACCCCATACATTAAGAAACTCCAGAAGAATGAATCCGTACTTATGCATCGGCTTGAGTCCCTTGACATCTACGAGCTTATCTCCCCAATAGAAATCTATGTGCTTCTTGTCATCTTCTATCTCGGACTTCAAAGCACCTGTAAGAGCCTTAAACAAATCCTCACCATCTTTACCTATGGAGATGCAATGGTCAGTTCTTTCATCGGATTGTTGCAATCCTTTCTTGAGGTATGTGTTTAGGCTATCGGAACTCATTTAGGTCTGTGTCTTTTAGTTTCTTGTCCCCATCATAGAATGAGAATCTATTATGTGTATACTCTACACGAAAGCCTCCGTAGTTGCCACTAACATCAAACTTGTACTCGTCTTTGCCGTGTACAGTTGTGACACCTTCAGCCTCTTTGTATTCCCTTATCTTATGACCTTGAGTCCATAGGTATACAAGCAGGAGCTTACTTACTTTCGTATTCTCCATATATCTTCTTGAGGTCTGCTATGTGTGTTGACCATTCTCTGGGATTACAAGAACAAGGAATGTAATACTTGTGTTGGAATACTCTGGAGTGTATTCTGCTCAATGGCTCTTGGTACATCTCTTTGACCTCTCTACCATTGAAGTCATCAAAGAACTGCTTGAGGGTCGTGTACTCCCCTTCCTCTAAACATAGTGGTTGTGTTCTTTTTGGGAACAACTTATTGAGCTTTGCCTTACGAGCATCACATCCGCAATCAATACCTGTGAGTTCAGCAAAGGTGTCTACTACTTTCTTGATTCCTGTAGCCTTTGTGATTTTCTCAATGTCATCTCCTAAACCTTTAGATGAGTTCGCTTTCACCGTTTTGGTAGTCTTCGTAGTCTTCGTTGATTTTTTCTTTGACATATTCTTTAGAATTTTTAAGTGTATCAAATATTGAGAATAGGCTAATGCCTGTTTCCTTTTCTATATCTCTCATAGACATATCGGTTCTGTGGTATACCTCAAACATCTTTTGGTCATACCAATGAAGGTCTTCCATAACCTCCCATACCTTGTCTATTAACTTCTCAAAGCCTTCTGCTTGTACTCGGTCAAACTCCTCCTCCGCAACATCGTACTCAACCATATCGCCTGTGTATACCATCAAGTCTTTCTTGTTCTGGAACTGCCTCGTCATATTACGAAGGGTTACCCATACAAAGAGCTTGTTGGGTTGGTTCTTGTACATAATGCGTTCTGGGTTCTCTACATACTTATTGAGGCGTATGTACATCTCCTGCACGATGTCTTCGGCATAGCTACCTGCACCGAACTTATGAACCATCTTAATCCATTCCGTATGGTGTCCTGCAAGTAGGTCTAATACTGTGGTCATTGTTCAGTTGACCAAGTGACTACTAAAGCAAAAATCCCAAAGCACAACTGCAAAGAGTGGTACTTGGGATTCTCAAAGTCATCATTCATAGTGGAATTCCAATAGTTAACACCTATTAGAATCCCTGCAAGGGGTGCTATATCAATCGCAAAGTTCATTTTGAGTAGCAAGTTTAGTTAATTCTTGCTCCATAATATACAACTTTTCACGAGTTACTGACAATTCCTCACGAGTTTTATGTAAACGCTCGGTTAATAACGCATTCTGCTTGGTCAGTCCCCAATCCATTCCTTCCTCTTGAGAGCCTCGTAGCTTGTCCATCATAGCACAACATTGGTTGAAGAACTGCATATAGTTCCTGTCAAACTTTATGTTCATCTCGTGTCCTTTAGTTGCGTGAATCACAACTGCGTGGTTCTTTTGAACTACTCGTGCTATCTCAAGTGTAGTGTACAAGTCTCTTGCTGCAACCATAAAGGCAAACCTTGCCATAACATTCCTACGCTCTCTGGAGGGTGATATTCTATGATGTCCTGTATAGTTATCGTACTCCTCTTGTAATTGTAATATCGTTGCTCTCATTTTAGGTGTTCGTTAAGGTTATCAAATCGCTCTTCATAAGCGTTTATCTTTCTCGTTAGGTTGCGTATGGTTAGCTTGAGGTCAGCATTCTTTGCTTCAGCCTCCCATACCATTTGTTGCACATCCTCTACCATACCTATAGAAGCATCTATAGCAGAGTAGATACTAATGAGGTCAATGAATATATCCATCTCATACTCATTGCTTGGGTCTTGAGGTTTAAGACCATTGGCTATCTGCATCAAGTCTTGATTCTTTTGTCTTAACCATAAAAGGGCTATGCTCTTGCTACCGCCTCTTACCCAACTGTAATCTTCTTGCTTTAATTCATCCATCTTAAAAAGGTAAATTGCTTTGTTCTTTTTCTTTCTTTCCTATAAGATTCTCTCCGTGAATCTCAAAGCCTACATTGTTAGGTATACTCCTAAAGCGTACAGGTTCATCTAATGCGGTAGGTCTACCACCTGTCTCCACCTCTTTCACCTTTCTTATGTGTACTTGGTTGTACATCCATTCCGTAGGGTGTTGTATGTAACGATGTATAACTACAAAGTCATCAGCTCGGTTAACGAACTTACCACCGCCTTCAATGTCTGCTGCGCTTGGTGGCATAGGGTGACCTGCATACTCGTGTCCTGCGGAGTGCTTCATTCTTAAAGCATTGGTTACCGCGTGAGCATTAAGCCAGATACTTACATCGTGTTGCTTTGCCCAATTCCTAAAGTGGG